TGCCCTCCTGGATCGCGACGACACAGATCCCGCCGCCGCCGCCGCCGCCGCCGCCGTTTTTGCCGGTCGTCGCATTGCCGCCAGCGCCGCCCTTCGCCTCGACCGTGCCGGTGCCGGTGATCTTTTTCGCGACGACGACGCAGTAGCCGCCGCCGCCGCCGCCCCCACCGCCCGAGCCGCCGTCCGGCGACGACCGACCGCCGCCGCCGCCGGAGCCGCCTTGCCACGAGCTCGTCGACCCGTGCGGGCGGCCGATCAGCGGCGCGTCGCCCATACGGATATCGCCGCTGATCGTCGGCATGAGCACAACCGTCCCCCCGGCCGCCCCCGCGATCCCGACCGATCCCGAGTAGCCACCTCCTCCTCCGCCGCCCTGACCCGCCGAGCCCGACGTCCCAGCGCCGTTGCCCGTACCAGCGCCCGCGGTCCCCGCGACGAAGCCGCGCGGACATGCGGTGCCCGTCCCGCTGCCCGCGACCGGTGGCGCCCCGGCGCTTCCGCCGACCGTCGCGTTGCCCGCGTTCGTGAGCAACTGGCCATTGTTCGCGGGTGCGGCACCGCCCGTCGCGCCGCTCGCGTTACCGCCGTTGCAGTGGATCGTGCCGTTGAGCACGAGCAACGTCTTCGCGCACACGCGAAAGCCGCCGCTGTTGAGTTTGATCCCCGCGTTGACGGTGAGGTGGTCGTAGAACATGTCGCGCGTCAGCGGCGTATCGACCGATACGACGACATCGCCGTCGGAGCCATCGCCGACCCAGAACGTGGTGTCGCTCGTGTGCGCATAGTTCCAGTCGCTCGGCTGCACGAGCCCGGCGTCGGAGCCGTCGCTCTTGAGGCTGACCTTGGCGTGATAGATGGTCATCGATCGCTCCTCATTGCTGCACGACCCGCGCGACGAGCTCGGCCTCGAACGTGTTTGCGCGCCACGTCACCTCGACGTCGTCGCTCGCCAGTCGGACCGTCTCGAGAAACTCGACGCGTGTCGGTCGGCTCGGCAGCGCGATGCCGAGCTCGATGTCGGTGTTGCCCGACTGCGGAGCGGCGTCGACGATCGTGCGGTACGCGATCGAGCCGTCCGGCAACGTCGCGCGGATGCGGCGGTGCGCGAGCGAGCCGAGCCAGGCCGTGTAGTAGTCGGTCCCCGCGACGGTGAGCGTCACGCCGACGTTCGCGAGCGGCGCAAGGTCGGGGCGCCCGGTTGGCAACAAGAACGTGACCTGCTGCCCGCGGATCGTGTCGAGGAACCGCTTGAACCACTGCCAGTCGCTGCGCGCGCTCGACTCGATGCGAATGTGGCGCTCCCAGTCGACGGCCGCGTACCGGCCGAGCTCGCCGACGCGAGCGCCGAGATCCTGCAGCTCGGCCCCGCTGTAGAGCGGCTGCTCGGCGACCTCGAGCGCGTTGCCGCGATCCCAGACCGGCATGACCGTGACGAGGCCGGTCGTCGGATCCGGGCTCGCGTACGTCGTGACCGCCGCGCCGACGCCGACCGCCGTCGACGCGCCGAATCGAAGCGATGCGACGCGCGCGACGAGCTCCCACTCCCCGAGGTTCGCGGCGTACCGCGACAGCCGCTGTTGCGGCTCGAGGTAGACCAGGACGAGCGGCATGATCCGCGCGCCCGGCCTCGCGACGGTGGCCGACAGGTCGACGTCGAGCGCGATCGCAGATCCCACGACCGACTGGATCGTCGCGGCGCCGATCGCGCCATCGGGGGCAACGACCGCGACGCGTTGTCCCAGCACCGCCCAGTCGCTGTACGCCAGCGAGCTGGTGGTGACGGTCTTGCCGACGACCGAGACGATCGCGACGTCCTCGTATGGCAGCGCCAGCTGAAACTGTGAACCGCTGACCGTGAACGCCGCGAGCTGGCTCAGCATGGTCCGCTGCAGCGCGTCGCTGAGCTGCGCGGTGAACTGCAGGCGTTGACGTGGAGCGGTCAGGATCGCGATTCGTTGCTCCTTGCCGGACCAGCCCTTCTTCAGATCGGTCAGCCACGAGAACGTGACGGTCGCCTCGTCCTGCACGCTCATGGCGAGGACGCCGACGCCCGCCGGCGTGCTCGGCGACACGACCGCATCGGCGATGATCGTCGCCGGGGCAAAGAAGGTCGGTCGCAGGTGAGCCCGGCGCTTCGCGAGGCCCGGATCGGGATAGAGCGCGCGCGCCGCCGCGGTCGGTGCCGCCGCCCCGACGAGGCGCGGCGCGAACGAGCTCGGGTAGAGATGAGCCCGCCGCCGGCGCAGCCCCGGATCGGGATACACCGCGCTGGCGAGGTCGGCGCCGGTGCCGGGCATCGATCAGCCTTCCACCGCGCGCAGGAACGCATCGCGGCGCTCGAGCTCCTCGATCCGGCGCAGCAGCGGGGTGCAGCGGCCGTCGCGATCGCACGCGTCACAGACCGGCTTGGGGCCGCACTGCGAGCACATGGCGATGCTCGTAACGCGGGTGCCGTCGTCGTGATGTAGCCGGATGATCGCGCCGCAGTGGGCGCACCCGACTGTGTCGGCCTCGACCGTGTGTCGCGCCGCTGGGTCGGTGATCGTGAGGTAGCCGCGTCGCTGCGCCACGTGGCTAGTCCTCTCGGAAGCGGATGCTCCCCGTGATCGCGACCGTTGCCATCGCCGGCGTCTGGATGCCGATGCCGTTGTTGGCCGTCGCCGGGACGATCAGCCCGTCCTGCGGATCGCAGCACCAGCGGAACGTCGAACGCTGGTTCAGCGCGACGCTCAACAGCACCGCGGCGGCGGTGTACGTCGGCTCGACGGTGTGGTTCTGGCCGGCCGTGGTGACCGCTGCCGGATCGGCGGTGTCGAGCGGCTGCGGCGTCACGGCCGTGCGCGTGCCCGTGGTCGTGCAGCGCTGGAGCTGGTAGAGGAACGCGTTGTCCGCAGCCGCACCGTCGGCGCCGAGCACGAGGTCGTACAGCCGGAACCGTCGCATGCCGGACGCCGGCGCAGTGATGTTGCCGAGCGATGCGGTCGCCGATGCGGTGCGACGCATCTCCACGGCGTAGTTGCCCATGGGCAGAGCGTCGAGCCGAGCTTCGCGGTGGTCGAGTTAGCGTCCGTTGAGGAAGTTGCGCAGCGCTGTGCGGTTGTCCTTGATCACATTCAGCACCATGCGCTGACCGGCTGGCGTGTTCATCGCCTTGACCATCTCTTCGTGGCTGAACACGTTCGTGATGTGGACGTCGCCGCTGCCGCCGCGGCCGCCGTCGCTCCGCTGCTGCTCGCTCGGGGTCTCGACGGTCACGCGCTCGCCTGGGCTGGCCATGAAGCTGACCGGGACGGAGTCGGTGCCGCCTTGGCCGCGCACCATGAACTTCGCGCCGGTACCCGCTCCCATCAACGCAGTCGCCATCCCCCCTCCGCCCGACACGGCCACGCTGGAGCCGCCGGTGGCGATGGCCTTGATCACGGCCAGTGCGGCCATCCGAATAATGAGCCGGGTGATGTCGCCGATCATCGCGTCGACCAGCGATCGCCACTCGAGCTTCCCGGTCTGCACCAGCTTGACGATCGCGTCCTCGATGCCCTTGAACGCGTTCACCGCGAGGTCCTCGGCGGCCTTGGACACGTTCGTGAGGTCGGTGAGGATCGTATTCCAGCCGGTACGAAGCCCGCCTTCGACGCTCTTGTCTGCGGCGTTCTGAACGTCGGTGTACGCCTTGGTCAGCCGGTCGAGCTCCTTCTGATACTCGACGGCCGTGATCGCGTTGTCGCGCATCAGCTCGCGCGCGATCGAGAGTCCCTGGTTGTACTCCCACGTCGGCCCCTTGATTCGCTCGAGCGCGGACTGCAGCTCCTTTTGGCGCTCCTCCTGGAGCTGTGCCGCGGCCGCTGCGCCGCGCTGCGCGTCGATCTCGCGCGCGATGTCGGCCTGAATGTCCGCGGCGATCGCGACGCCCTTCTGGCGCAGATCGTTCTCGACGGCGCGGATCTGGTTCGCGCGCTCGCGTTCGTTGCTGCTCAGCGCGAGCGCGGCCGTCTCGGCGCGGATGTCGGTCACCCATTTCTCGAACGGGAACCGCGCGTCGCGCAGCTGCGTGCTGAGATCGGAAAGCGCCGCGTTGGCGTCTTCCATGCTGATGATCTTGGCGTCGAGTGCACGCCTCGTGACGTCGACGCCCTTCGCGAACTTCTGCTCGGCCTCGACCATGGGATTGCTCTTCGCGAGCAGTGCGTCGAGCTCCTTCCGCAGCTTCAGCGCCGCCTTGATCGCCGCGTCGTCGGGCGGCTTGGCGCCCGGCGTCTCGCCCTTGTCGTGGACGGTGCCGGCCTTCGGCGCGTTGTTCAGCCGCTCGACGGCCTTGTCGCGCGCTGCCTTGTCCCACTGATCGACGAAGTTGGATGCCCAGTCCTTCGCGACGTCGGATCCGAAGTCCTTGCCCCAGGCATCCTTGAGCATGTCCTTCATGGCAGTGTGTGCGCCCTCGAATGGGTTCTTGATCGACCAGTCGACGCGCGCGACCTGTCCAGCACCCGCTGCCTCTGCGTTGCGCTGCTGCTCGCGGGCGCGAATCTTGTCCCACTCCGCCTGCTGCGCGGCCGACAAGTCCTCACGACGAAACCCGGTGCTGCGTGGTGCCTGCTTCGGCAAGCGGCCAGCCGCCTGCTCTTGGGTGACGAGATCGTTGAGCTGGCTGGCCGTGACGGCGCGACTGGTCGCCGCTTGCACCGGGTCGATCGCCTTGTGCGCGAGGCTGTTCAGCGTGTTGTACGCGTCGATCACCGTATTGACGATCTTGCCGAACATCTCCGAGATCGCGGTCGCCAGATAGAAGAACGCCTCACCGATCACCGCCGGGATCCCGCCGAACACCGCAATGATCGTGGTCTTCAGGGCCTTGAACAGCGCGATCGCGGCGTCAACAAACGACGCAATAAACACGAGCACGTTCCGCAGCGAGAACTCGATGCCGCCCGCGTCGAGCCCGTTCGAGAACGCACCGGTGAGGCTCGACCATGCATTCTGCACGAAGTCCACGACCGCCGCGCCGAGTTGCTTGATCATGTCCCACAGCGCACGGAGGTAGTCGCCGACGGTGACGTACGTCCCGGCGACGTTCTGCCAGACGCGCTGGTGCGTGTTCAGACTGTCGCCGAACTGCCGCAGCAGCATGATGCCGGTGGTCACCGCGATCAGGAGCGCGCCGAGTGGGTTCGCGGCGATCGCGACGGTCAGCGCGCGCACCAGGCCGATGATCTTGTCGATCACGTACAGGCCGATCAGCGCCTCGCCGACGCCGAGCAGCACCTTGCCGAAGGTCTCGAAGTGGTCGGCGACGAACTTCACGGCGCCGGTGAGCGCCTTGAGGACGCCCGAACCCGCGCCGGCCTCGCCGAAGAACTTCTCGGCGGCGTTCGTGATCAACGTGAACGCCTGGTGCGACGTCGGCACGAGCTTGTCGAACTGCGCCTGGATTTCCGGCCCGGCCTTCTTGAAGGCATCGCGCAGAAGCTCGGCGCTGATCTTGCCGTGCTTGCCCATCTCGACGAACTCGGCGCGGGTGTGGTTCGAATACTTCGCGAGCAAGCCGATCACCGGCGTGGCGTCCTTCAAGACGACCTTGAACTCTCGACCGGTCAGCTTGCCGAGCTCGAACGCATGGGTGAGCTCCATCATCGTCATCGCGGCTTCCTGCTGCGTCGCGCCCGAGATCGCCATGGCCTGGGAGATCTCCTTCGTGAGATCCATCGCCTCGCGCTGGGAAACCCCCATGGACTCGGTCGCCTTCGCGACGCGCTGGTACACGTTCGCGACCTCCTCCCACTCGGTGCGGGTGTCCTGTGCGACCCGGAACGACGCATCCATCAGGCCATTGAGGTTGTCTTGGTCGTGTGCCACGTTGCGCAGTCGGTTGCCGACTTCCGTGTACGTGTCGACGACTGCGAGTGCTTTGTGCGCGGCCGCGTAGACGCCGAGCGCCGCCGCGAGCCCCGTGATCTGACCGTGCAGACCATGGGCGCTCTGTTCGGCCTTTTGCATCGAGGTCGATAGCCCATCGGCGGCCCTCTTCGCACCGTCGATGCCGGCACCCGCCTTCGTGAAGCGGCCGAGCGAGTTGCGCAGCTGGTTGCCCTTCGTCTCGGCACGGTCGAGCGCGCGCTCCAGTCCCGCCACGTCGCTCTGCGCGCCCTTCGTGTCGGCCTTGACGGTGATCGTGAAGCTCATCGGCGACCTTTCTTGGCGTTGGCAGCCTTCGCGCGCTTCTTGAAGTCCTCAGCGTCCACGTAGCAG